GCTGCTGGTAACTACGAAAAAGAGAATGCGAATTTTCTGAAAATCTTTTCTGGAGAAGTCCTAACAGTCTTCAATAGAGAAACAATTTTCAAAGACTTAACCCAAAAGCGTACCATTAGTTCGGGCAAGAGCGCCAGCTTCCCAATTACGGGTCGTTTTTCAAGTCGATATCACCGCCCGGGTGATTGGATTACCGGCCAGGGTAACAAAGGCATGATCGGTGAGAAGATTATCACTATTGATGATCTACTTATTGCTGATGCTTCAATTTATGATTTAGATGAAGCCAAACTCCATTGGGATGTAAGGTCAATCTATTCCAAGGAATTAGGTAGGGCTCTTTCAAGGGCTTATGACCAACGTCTAGTCCGTACACTTCTAACAGCTTCCGAGTCTGATGGACGTGTTGATGACTGGGATAACAAGACTTTCGCTGTAACTTCAGCTCCTGCTGACGTAACAGTTGCAAGTATCTCAGGCAACAACATCACCACATCAGGCCAGATGGCTAACTTTGCCACCTTTGCGGCTGGTACAACAATGTATGGTGAGGACAGCGGTGCTTACGGTGTTATTACAACTACCGCAACTAACGCTTCTCCTTCTGTTATTGTTGTTAACCCAATTGGTGCAGTAGGTACAGGTACTGACGCAGCCTTCAAGGTTGGAGAACGTCTATTCGTTCTAAGTAAGCTTCCTGGTGGAACCTCATACGCAGGTATCGACCTCAACGGTGCTGCTAACCGCAACGCTAGAGGCGATCTAATTGTTGAGAACCTCTACAAGGCTTGCCAAGCACTTGACGAAAAAGACGCTCCTAAAGATGGACGCATAGTCGTCTTATCGCCAGGCGCCTATTATGATGTCATCAACTCTGACCGTGCAATAAACACTGACTGGAACTCAGGTGGTGGTGAGAACGGATCATTCAAGAGCAATAGAGTTCTTAGTGTTGCTGGCTTTACAGTCAAGACATCTAACAACCTTGGTTCCGCAGCTTACGGAAATACTTACTCAGGTACAGCAGCTCAATCAGCTACTACCAGAGGTGAGCGTCCTAACTACATCAACGGTAAGGATGGTTCTGACGGATCTGCCGCAGCAGGTACTAACGACTATTGGCAAGATGAGCAGGGTAACACCTCAACTCTTACCAACTTGTTCGGGCTTTGCTTCACAAAAGAAGCAGTCGGTACAGTTGCTCTTAAGGATCTGAATATGCAGATGACTGGTTCTGAGTACAAAGCAATGACTCAGAGCACCATGATGGTTGCAAGCTACGCAGTTGGACACGGTATCCTCCGTCCCGATTGTGCAGTATCGCTACTTCATGACGGCAACCCTTGGTAAATACTTAGGAAAACCGAATACAATAAGGGGAGGCTTAATGTTTCCCCTTTTGTTTATATATGGCAACAACCAAACTACAAGCAGTAAATACTCTTCTTTCAATTATTGGGGAAGCTCCCCTAAACCAGCTCACCCCTCCTCTTACTGGGGATGCGGCTCTAGCAGAAAGAGTATTAGATGAAATAAGTACAGAAGTCCAAGGAGCAGGTTGGTCTTGGAACACTATGGTATATAAGGAAATACCTTTAGATGGAAATGGGCATTCTACTCTTGGTTCTAATACTCTTGCTATTCGTTTCAATCCCTTATCTTACCCTTCACAGCGATTTGTTTTACGCGGTATTAAGCTCTTTGACCGTGTAGCAAATAGCTACGATTTAAGAGGAAGCTTAGGTGTAGCGCTTACTGGTGGTACGAGTGATCTTATTGCAGAAATAGTAGAAGAGTTAGCTTGGGATGATATACCTGAAACAGGTAAAAGATATATAACGATTAGAGCTGGTAGAGTATTTGCTAATAGGGCTGTTACTTCTCAAAGTATAGAAAGCTACACAGCAGATGACGAAGAGAACGCTCTTCAAATTTTAAAACGTACTGAAGATATGGCTCAGAATAATAACTTCATCAGTGGTCCTGATGATCTATATGGAGGTCGTGTGCAGACAACATTTGGTCCTGATATTCTTGATCGCTAATGTCTAGAGAACTTTTTAACCAAGTCATTGGCCCATTGAATAAGGGGGTCAATCAACAAGCAACTAGTTTCGTTTTACCTGGGTTCTCTAAAACTCTTGAGAACGGTAACTGTGATTTGGTGGAGGGACTTAAGAAAAGATTAGGTACTGTTCCTCTTAAACAGATTGATACTCTTGAAAAATATGATGGTCACGCTAACCCTGGTAATAATTTAACTGGAACTATTAAGTGGGATGAAGCTTGGTACTACGTTTACAACAGAAGTGACACAGAAAGATTTGTTCTAGTAATAGGAGACGACAGTAAAACTGTAACTCCCACTGGTAACACAGCTAATAACAGTGCTGTTATAGCTTCTGTTAGTAGCATGACGGATATATTTGTAGGGGCTACTGTAACAGGATCTGGTATTCCAACAGGAACAACTATAAGTGAAATAGGTACTAACTCTATTACTCTTAATAAAGACTGTACAGCGACAGCTTCTGGAGTTACTTTAACTATTGCAGCTAGTAAAACTTTTGTAACTGGAGTAGCAAACGTTGAACCTATTAGTGGGATACTCCCAACTGTTGTACCAATACAGCAGATTTTTGCTGGTATAACTACTACTAATCTTGAATACTTAAGAGGTTCTGGTAGAGCTAGAGATAGGTTTAGAGCTACATCCTTTCAAGACAACGTATTCATAACTAATATTCAAAAGAAGTGTGAGTTCGATAGTTCAGAAACTTTAACTAGGTACAACATAGGTCTTGTAAGTAGTAGCTATGTACCAATTAAGGCTCAGATAAACGTTAAGTTAATTGACTACGCTACTAAATATGAATGTGATATAGAGCTAGATAACGGAGATACAATTTCAGCAAACATTACAACAGCTACGTTAGCTTCAGGAACAGCACTCAGTACTCAAACTATTGCAACAGATTTAAAAAACGCTATAGATACAGCAGACAGTAGTAACCATCTAACGTTCTCAGTACAGGGTTCTCAGATATTAGTAGGTTTAGCTAGTGCTGCTAGATATTTCAAAAGTTTTGTAGTCTCTGACGCTAGAGGTAATACTTTGATGTCTGGTTTCTCTAATCAGGTAACCAGTATTCTTGATCTACCTACTACATCTTGGGAGGGTTATTCAGTTATTGTCGCTCCTGATGGAGCTGCCGGTGAAAGTTCTTACTACTTAAAATTCAACGCAGAAAACGTAACTGCTTCTGGTACTTATGGTAGAGGTTCTTGGGAAGAGCAAGGAGCTTGGGGTACTAAAGGTTTGATTGATGCGGCTACAATGCCTCACGCTTTCCTTTACTACAAAAACCCTGATGGTTTAACTAGGTTTACTTTTCAACCAAAGAACGGTACTACCTATACAGATGGAACACATTCAACTGTTCTTAAAAAATGGACTGAACGATTAGCGGGTGACTCAGATAAGATGGAACCTCCATCGTTTATGGATAGAAAGATTACAGATATTGTGTTCTTTAAAAACCGTCTTGGATTTATAAGTGGAGAGCACGTCATCCTTAGTGAGGCTGGAGCTTATTACAATTTCTGGATTGAGTCAGCTTTACAAGTTTTAGATACAGACCCTATAGATTTAACAGCAGTTAGTAACGATGTAGCAGTACTGAACTACGCTTTACAGCAACAGGATGAGTTAGTTCTGTTCTCTAATGAGAACCAGTTCAGACTTTACTCAGGTGACAACGTAACGTTCTCACCAGAAACAGCTTCTGTAGGTCGTATAAGTTCCATTAGTATGGAATCAAAAGTTAAACCTCAACAAGTTGGACCTCAAGTTATATTCCCTGTTAAAGAAGGTGACTTCACAGGGCTACATACTTTTATTACTACTGACCGTACTGTTGGTATTAACCTCGGACAAACTGCTGTTATAACAGAAACAGTACCAAAGTATATACCAAAAAATATTGATTCATTAGGGGTTAGTAGAACAGATCAGTATCTAATAGCTCTTAGCAGTGACGATCCAGACGCTTTATATGTCTACCAATTCTTCTGGGAAGCTTCTGCTGGGTCTTTAAGTAACAAGCAAAACGCTTGGAGTAAGTGGACGTTCCCTAACAAGAGTATTTATTGGTGTGATTTTGTTGAGGGGACGTTGTTGAATGTAGTTAAGTACACAGAGAACGGTACTGTTAAGTACTACCTAGAAGGTATCAACGCTTCTAGACCTCCTCAAATTGAGCAGGATCTATTCCTATTAGACAGGCAATTATCTAGTTCTATTACTACTGATCTAGGTTCTGTCACTTTTAGTTATAGCGGTCTTACCAACAAAACTACTGTTACTCTGCCTTACTACACAGTAAATCCAAGTCAGTTTATTGTTATCAAAAAGGATAAGACTGATGCTAACGAAGCTGAAAAACGTTGGGTCGTGGCTGCAACTGTTCCTGGGGGTGTTAATACTTTTGTTTGCGACAGTTTGGGCGATTTTAGTGGAAGCTCTTGGGTCTTTGGTGAAAAATATACGTTCAGGTTTGAACCGCCTCAGCTCATGCCCTATTCAAGAACTGCGACTGACAACACTTTTATTGGTACTCGTACTGGTCGCCTCCAGTTACGATATATGGATGTTTACTACAATGATGCAAGATACTTCACAGTAGAAGTGACTCCAGATTTTAGAGATAAGAAGACTTACGAATTTGACAGACGAGACCCACTCAACGCTAATATTGTTTTAAGTCAGGCTTCATCTTTTGATGAGTCTAAATTTCGTGCGTATATCCAAAGTAAGAACGACCAAGTTAAAGTAGAAGTAGTAAACGACAGCATAGATCAGGCTAAGTTCGTCGCTTTAGAGTGGACTGGCTTGTACTTTGATGTAGCGAGGAAGTACGGTTAATGGCATCAAATCCACTTGATCTTATGGGGGGATTTAAACCTGCTGGGGGACTGGGAGGAGGAGGAGGAAGTTCTGGTGCTACCGCTGGAGCAGGAACCGCTGGTGCTAGTACTAGTTTCTTCTCATCTCCGGGTGCTTTAAGTGCGATGAGTACAGTAGGTAACCTTGCTGCTACTTATTTTGGACATCAAGTTAGTAAGTATGAAACACAACGTCAAAATTCTGAAGCTGAAAGACAGTACTGGGAACAGAAAGGAAACTTAGAAAGGCAGAACTATAGAGAATATGAGGTACAACAAAGGCAGTGGTTAAGGGATAGTCAGTATGTTCAGAAGCGTAAGCAGTATGAAAGTAAGCTAGCTACTCAAAGGTCTACATATAAAGGTGAAGTAGCTGTTGCTGCTACTGAGAACTTAGGAAGACAGTTAGCTGATTTAGATGCTCGGTTCTATGAAGACACAGCTAAAGACACCATAGAACTTGAGACACAGAAAATGAATAGAGATGCTATTGCTGCTAAGAAGTCTGGAGTTGCAGCAGGAAAAGTAGGACGTTCTGTTAACGCTGCTAGAAATCAATATAATCAGATATACTTAGCAACCCTCAGTAATAAGAACGTAACTAAGAAGTGGAGAATAGCTGATAAGTTAGGAGCTGCTGAAGCTGAAACTATTAGAGCTGTTAACGCTGTTAAGGACATTCAGGACTACATACCAAATCCTGTTAACGATCCTCTGAAACCTTTAGCTCCTTTACCAGTTAGAGGAATTATGCCAGCTAAAAAAGCTGGTCCTTCTAGCCTCGCTATGGTTACTAAAGCTGCTGGCAACGTTATAGACGGGGTCAAATACTACCGATCTATGCAACCAGCTTCAAATGGTGGTCCTAAAGGTCAGACAGAAGCAACCCCCAAGCTCCCAGGTGAAGAATAGATGGCTTTAGATTTTAACAGCGGTTCTGTAACCCCTCAACGCAGAGGAAAGGATTACACCAAGAAAGCTCAACAACCAGCCGCAGGAGGAGTACCTGACGCTGCTCCTAGAGAGCCACGTCCTATTGGTGGACAGCTTCTCGATATGCACAGATATGAACCAGGTAACTGGGGAGAAGCTATTGAAGCTATAGAAGATTTTGTAGGTAAAGGTGGTGGATTAGGTACTCTTAGTAAGTGGGCTTTTGAGAACCACGTTAAAGCTGCTGAAAAGGATGCTGATGCTTTAAGAAATCAGAGGACACAAGCGTTCTCAAGCTTTAAAGCAATAAGCGATGAGACTAAAAAACTTCAAAAGAAGAAGCAATATGATCAAGCTAAACAGAACCGTATTAGTGATCCTTGGACTAGGTTTTTCTACTACGACTCCTTAGCTCAAGATGCAAAGGTTGAATCAGTTTTAAAGTATAGCGACTGGGGTGGTAAGAACTTATCTCGATTATCTCAAATAGAAGATGATTCAGAGATAGCTATTGAATTAGCTAATAAAGCAGCGGACCTTACAGCAAAGTACGATTATTTACCACAAACCTTTAAAACAAACGTTGTTGACTCAGCAATGGGTCAAATTACGGCTGAGCTTAAAAAAACCATAGTTGAGAAAAGGCTTGAGAACAGTGATCTTATAGCTAATAAGACTGGTAAATCAAAGGTTCTTAATGGTCTTAGAACTATGGTTACAATCATTAAGACTAGTAAGGGTGGCTTAACTCCACAAGCTCAAAAAGCTTTTGAAACTTCTGTTCAAGATGCTAGAGGTTATCTTATTCAGTACTACGGTGGGGATGAGAAAAAAGCTAATGAAGTATTAGGAGAGGCTTTTGAAAAGCTATACATTGATGTAGATAAGCCTGGAGATATGCTTCAAGGTAAAAATGATGTTGTTGAGTACGCTGCTGGTCCTATAATCCAAAGGGCTTTAGGGGAAATAAAGACTAAAGATGGGATACTTCTATTAGATCTAAGAGGTAAAGACGGTAAATCTTATAGAGAAATTCTTGAAAGCGGTTATAAGAGTGCTTACAGCCTTATGGATATGGCTGAAAGGGCTAACCTTGCTCAGATTAAAAGAGTTTCTAAAGAGTGGACTAATAAAGCAGAACTCTCAGCAGCCCAAACTTTAACTAAGTTTGAAGAAGAGAACGGTAGAAAACCTAACGCCGCTGAAAGGCAGCAAATGGCTACAGAACATATAGAAGGTTTAGGAGTAGCAGGTTTTACTTATTCAGGTAAGACAGGAGCAGATGGTCAGAAGTATATCTACGATCTCTATGCAGCTCCTGTAAAGGTTCCTACAGCTACGCAGACTGCAAATTTTCAAAGAAGAGTAAACACGCTGAACCAAAGGGGTGAGTATTTAAGTCAAGAAGATATAGCAGAGCTAAGGTCTTTTGGTTTAGAGAGTTTAATTCTTAATAACCAAGAACAAGTAACTAAGTGGAGAAGTGAAAAGTATCAATCTTTAAGATCTACCATTATTTCAGATTTACAGACTGCTAATAAAGTTAGGATCTTAGGTCATGAGTCTCTAGCTACAGCATCCAAAGAAGGAGCTGATGGTAAAGCAAAACTAGCTAACGCCGACTTAGCTGTTGAACAATCAAATATACGCTTAAGAGATGAAGTGGAAGAGGTTATAGATGAGATAATTGATAACGCCCTTAAAGCTGATCCAAACGCTTTAACTAGTTCTAAAGCTAGAAGAGAAATTTATGATGAGATTAATAGAAGACTAGAAGGACAAGCTCAATATAATGATCCAAACTTCTACTACAACATCAACCTACAAGATGGAAGAGCTAGAGGTACCCAGTATAATAACGTCCCTGATTTCAGTAGAACTACTAAGAACAGAGATGGTTCTTGGGACATAGAAATACTAAGTTTAGATAACGGTAATACTTGGTCTAGTTCAGCTATTGAAGGACTTAGAGGAGATAGAACTCAAACAGAACTATTCCTAAATAGGCAGTTTATCTTTAGTGAGCCTCAGATGAATGAACTTATTAGAGCTTTAACTACTAACGATATGTATGGGATAAGTCAGGATACTAGAGATGTAATGAATAATTTTGAATATGCTACTGGTGGAGTTATGCCTATGAATGAGGTAGTACTACAACAAGTACAGAGATATACAGGTAATGAGCGTTTAGGTCCAATGTGGAAAGCTAACGCAAAACTACTTCAAGGAGCTTTCATTAACTATGACGCTGCTCCTGCTGATTTCACACCTTATGATGTAGCTCTTAGTCATAACGAAGCGGCTGGTGATTATAAGTCTGGACTGTCTGATGATGGTAAACAACTTAACAGAGTTAGATTTAAGTTAACCCGTCCTACAGGTCAAGTAGGAAACGATCCTATGCCAGCTCCTGTTGGTGGGAACATCGTAGATAGTGGTACTCACGATACTTACGGTAACTATATAATTATTAAAGCTGAGGCTCATGGTCCTGGTTATCGCAAAGGAGATCGAATTATGATTTCTGGCGGTTCAAAAATACTTGTCACTAGTGGTCGTGTATCAATAGGTCAGCAAGTAATGCTCACTGGTGGTATTAACGGTACGACAACCGGAGGTCTTAACCCTGGACAACTTCAAATGACCATCTTTAATCCTGGTGAGGGTTTCCCAGCTCGATTAGACCAAAAGGTTCAATCACACCAAGTCGATTTCTTAAAAGAAAACGTTTACCCACTCATACGGAGGATTAAATAAATGGGCGCTTATTTTACAGACCGTCAAGGCAACACCAGATATGTAGCTGATGACGCTGAATATAAAAGATTAGATGACGCTGAGTGGGGAGGTGGTGGAGATTCACCTAGTAGTGAGGAAAAAGGGTCTAGCACTGCTACTCAGGAGAAGCCAAAAGAAGAAGAACCAAGAACTGTTCCCGATAAGTGGAGTGATGTAGGTAGTCAAATAAGGCAAACCTTTGCTAAAGGTGTTCAAAAGGTTGCACCTTCTGATAAAAGAGCTGAAGCAATATCTAAAAGAGAAGAACTAATTGAAGCTAATAAAGCAGATGATCCTTTAGTTAAAACTGAAGCCCCAAAAGGTGCTTATAGACTAGTCCAGTCTGCTCTTGATGGTCTTGTCTCTTTACCTTTACAACTCTCAGCATCTGGTTATTTAGATTCCTCTTATGTAAATAGAAAGCTAGGTCTTGGTGGTTTTATTGATACTCTTACTGGTGGACAGCCTGATTGGGAGAAACAGTTACACGAAAAGTATGAACTAAATCAGAAGGAGATAAAACAGTATGGCCGCGTAGATGGTCAGCCTCTTGGTTGGAGAGAGGGTTGGTTAGGAGGTCAGTACCTCAGTAAAGACAGTGATTTCTATAAGAAGAACAAACCAGAATCTGAGATTGTAGATTTAGGCGCACAAATAGCAGGAGTTATAGGTACAGCAGGGGGTATAAGAAAAGGTCTTACTTGGTTAGGGATGGCTAGGACTGGTACAGCAGCAGGTGGAACCTTCAACGTTATGCAAGGTATCCCTACAACTGTTAACAAGCCTGGATTCTGGACTAGTGCTGGCTTCTTCTTAAGAGCCTCAGCTCCTGAAATGGCAGAGGAACTAGTTCTTTGGCCTCCAAATATACCAGAATTATCTTCAGGCTATGAAGAGCAATTAGAAATATGGAACAGAGCTGCTACTCCTAAAGATAAGTTAGCTCTTAAACGTCTCTACCTATCTGAAAACCCAACTGAATTTAACTAT